AAATGTTCATTATTGTTTTTCTTGTATTGGTTTTGGTATTCACCAATAAATTTTTCTTGAAACAGATTTTCTAAATTTAATTCATCAGCCTTAGCGGCACTAGTTTCAAACATTACATCTAAGTAATGTTGTAATACTTCATGTATAGCGGTCCCAAATACAGTATGAATTGAGGAAGTAAATACCTTTATTTTATCTTTATATTGTAGTTTCCATCTATGAGGACACTGTCTGAATAAAGACATTTGAGAATAAGAAATATTCTTTTGATAGGCATAATTTACCTCCTGAGGGGGATTATTTCTAATCTCCCTTACTATTTTAGGGATTTTTCTAGCCAAAACTTATTTTTTCCATTTATCACGCCCTACCAACATACCAATTATACCGTAGTTAGCTATATCAATAAACGTGTCTTCTATTCCTTCTCCTTTTACATAGTTTCTACCATGTACTATAAGATTCTTTAATCTGGATATTTTATCAGTAAGCCTAATAGCTAGACCTGTAAGGGAAAACGTTTTATCTTTTTCATTAGTTAAATCACCTCCTAAAGCAATATTATTCAAACCATAATCCATATGTTTTCGAGCAAACATTTCATACATTTCTTTTTGGATTAATTTAAATTCTTGGGATAGGTCTGGGTATTCCTCTTCAAATATAGTTATAGTTTGATTTACTTCATCATCAGCCCATTCCTCTAATTTTTTATTTAGACTAGGACTTTTAGCGTTCATAATTTCTCTATCGCTCATATTTTTTTCTTCTTGCATGTCGTACCATGCTTTTACTGTGTCACCCATTTACTTGTTCTTTTACAAAAAAATATTTTTCTAAGGCTTTTAATTTATCATCTGCATCTGCTAACATGGTTAAAGCTTCAGTGGCGTTTTTATAAAAATCTTCTGTACTATGATCCCCGATTCCTACTGCATTATTTCCTAATAATTCAAGTGATAATAAAGCTTTTGCTTTTTCAGCTTCAGCTTCTGTTTTAAGCATTTTGTAGAGATGTTGCTTCATTTTAATAATTGTTTTATTTCTTTGGTTTCTAAACCTCTATTCGTTAATATACGATTTATTTCTGTGGTATCCAAAATCTTTAAGTAATCTTTTACTTCTCTAATAGATACTTTAAAATGATCTTTTAATTGAATAACTAAATCTTCGTTTGGCTCCTTAGAATTTGATTTAATATATTTATTCCACCTATTATTTTTAGGAATAAATTCTTTATATATTCTATAAATCATTGCTTTTTCTTGAGGAGGTAGTTCTTGAACATAATTGACTACCTCTATATAATCTTGATTCATAGACATAAATCTATGTATCATATAGGCATTAAAAATCTCCCAATCTTTTTCTGTAAATTTAGATACAGGAGATTTATGGTAATTTATTTCTTTGAGCCAGTCAAATATGTTTTTCATCTAACAGAGTTCGTCTTTCAATTCTTCTCTTAATTCTACAGGAATACCCTCACCTAAAATTTTATTATTGGTAGGATCAAAAAATACAGGAATAGGCATAATTGCATCATTTTCTGTACCTACTACAAATTTAGATATTCTCCTAAGAATAACTCCTGATTGGAAAATACTACCTCCTTTAGAATTTTTAATTCCTTCAGTAGTTTGTAGGTCAACATTAATTTGAGGGGGTTGTTGTGGATTTGCCATAATTATTTAGTATTTATTAAATTTGAAATTAAACTCATTGCATTGATTTCTTTATCAATACGGAAATTTGCTTTATATTGATGATCATTTACTAAAATAGCAACTGTACCTTCTTTACCTGGAAGATATTCTGATGCTCTTTCATATAATGATTTAAATAATTCATCAAAATCATCTACATTAGCATCCGCTATAATTTGGCGTATATTAGTAAAACTTTTACTACTAGTATATCTTAACTCATCAATAACAGCAGATATATAGCTGGATGAAACTAATAACTTCTCATCTAATTCTAATTTACCAGTTCGGCTACTAGTTTGAATTGTGTTGAGCATTTTACGCAAATCAGGATAAAACTGATTTACAATTTGACCAATGGCAGTAGGTTGATATTTAATGCCCTCCTTTTCACAAATTCCAGCTATATGTACTGCTACTTCTTTTTTAGTGGGTGGAACGATCTTTAATACTTGACATCTTGATTGTAAAGGATCAATAATACGTTCTACATAATTACAGGTTAAAATAAACCTAGTTGTTCGCGAAAACGTTTCAATGATATTACGGAGAGAAGCCTGCGCTTGAATAGTAAGAAAATCAGACTCATCCAAAATAACAACCTTAATTGATTTAAATGAAGCCACGCTTGCAAAACTTTGTACTTTATCTCTAATCGTTTCAATGCCGCGTTCATCAGAGGCATTAATATAAAGGCTGTCACAATCAAGATTTTGTACAATGAGTTTAGCAAGAGTTGTTTTTCCTGTTCCGGCAGGTCCATAGAGCAAATAATTTTGTATATCGTTTTGTTCTAATTGTTTAGCAATAGATGCTTTTAAATTAGCGTTACCAACATATGTATCTAAAGTTACTGGTCTATATTTCTCGTTTAGTAAACTATTGTCCGTATTCACCATAAATTGAATATACTTTTTCTTTAGGTTTTTCTACTTCAATTTCTTCTGCGTCGATTGCATATAGATTACCATTTAAAGGTTCTAATCTGTAATTGCCTCTAAATCCTGTTTTTCTCATATAAGCTTCTAATGTATCAGTTAAACTAGGATGAACTTTTTCTTCACCTAACAAACTCCACTTATCTCCAGGTGGCACCCTTTCTGCAATCAAAACATTTTGTTCTACAATTTTTGTTTCTTGTTTTGCCATAATTCTAAATTTAACTTTATGCTAACCCAGCTGCGTTGGTAGCTGTATCTTGCAATATTCTTAATTTTTCTTCTATTGACTTTTTATCTTGAGTCAATGTACATTCAGTTAATAAAACTGTTCCAGCAATTGATGCTGCATTTTCTAATGCCAATCTAGTAACTTTCATTGGGTCAATCACGCCTTTTTCCTTAAAGTTTACAACTTCTCCACTATCAACGTCAATCCCAGCCCACATATCATTACCTGATTCTACTAGTTTGTATTTACCTAGCATTTTAGCTTCTGTTGGCTCATAACCAGCATTAATTAGGATTTGTTCAAATGGTTTTGCACATGCTTCTATTACAATTTTCTCTCCAGTTGTTTCTCCTTTTAAACCTGAAGAAGCATAAAGTAAAGCTACACCCCCGCCGGGTAATATACCTTCATTTAGTGCTGCTTTAGTAGCATGTAATGCATCATCAATTCTATCTTTTTTCTCTAACATTTCAGTTTCAGTATTTCCACCTACATGGATTACTGCTACTCCTCCGACGAATTTTGCCAATCGGTTTTGGAGTTGTTCTGTTTCGTACGGTGTTTTTGATTTTTCGATTTGTTGCTGTAGTTCTTCAATACGTGCTTCAATTGCCTCAGCTGATCCTTTTCCATCTACAATTGTTGTTTGGTCTTTTGTTACTGTAATTGTTCTTGCTTCTCCGAACCATTCCCAACTAAATTTGTCAAGTTTCATTCCTTTTTGTTTATCAAAAACTTTACCTCCAGTTGTAATGGCTATATCTTCTAATACTAATTTTCTTCTATCCCCAAAGTCAGGTGCTTTAACCGCACACACATTAATTGTACCTCTCATTTTATTAACAATAAGGGTAGCTAATGCTTCATTATCAACATCTTCGGCTATAATAAGTAATGATTTTCCTTGTGCGGATACTGCTTCTAAAATAGGTAATAATTCCTTGACAGTATTTAGTCTATGATCCATGATTAAAATTGCAGGATTTTCTAAGGTACAGGACATAGAATTATTATCTGTTACAAAGTAAGGAGATTTATAACCTCTATCAAATTGTAATCCTTCTACAGTTTCAAGATAAGTATCTGATGATTTAGATTCTTCAACATGAACCACACCTTCAATTCCTACTTTATCAATTGCTGTTGCAATTAATTTACCTATTTCAGGATCATTATTTGATGAGATAGTAGCAATTTGTTCTAATTGGAATTCTCCTGAAATATCTTCTGATAATTCTCTTAGATTTTTAACTACTTGTTTAGTAGTTTCATCTATTGACCTTTTAATTTTAACAGCATTTTCTCCATTATCAAGAGCGGATAATCCAGCTTTAATCATTTCTCTAGCTAATAAAGTAGATGTTGTAGTACCATCACCTGCTTTATCAGCAGTATTCATTGCTGCTTGTCTTACTAATAATTGTCCTAAATGAGCACTAGGATCTGTATCTAAAAATGATTTAGCTACTGTTACTCCATCTTTAGTAGATTGAGGTGGTTCAGCATGCCCCTTATAAATGACAACATTTCTACCATTAGGACCTAAAGTTGAAACTACTGCATCTGCTAATTTATCAATCCCTTTAAGTAATTTTTGTCTGGCTTCTTTGCCATAATTAATTTGCATTTCCATATTAAATATCTGTTAAATTTTCTTGATCTTCTTTAGTTAATTCTGTATTTGCTAATACTTGTTCTACGTTTAGCTCTTCTACTATTCTACCTAAAATCTGATTTTCAGGACCAACCCAATATTCTTCTCCTTCAAAAGGTAATTTTGTGAACCCTTGTGTAGGTAAAATTACTTTATCACCTACTTTAATTTTCATTGCTATCTCAGTCCCATTAATAGTATATCTACCAGTTCCAACTGCAATAACTTTACCAATAGTATTAGTTTCTTTCCCCATGTCTGGGACTATGATGTTTCCATAAATGGTTTCTTCGGCTTCAATAGGTTTTACTATAACAGCATCGAATAATGCTTCTAACTTATTCATAATTTTTCAATATAATTTTTAATATTTGATTCAATTTTTTCATAATGATTTAAAAACTCAGTTAAGGATTTATATGACTCCTTTGTGTGTAACTGATCTTGGGCTATTCGTTCTAAAGCACGTTTAAAAGTAGAATGAAAGGTTAATGCTTTAGAATACGTTTTATTTGTACCTGTAGATCTAAAATGATCCTTATCTTTAGTTACTTTAACATTTACCGTATAACAATTGTCATCGGATGTTATAAAATAGGGGTCCAAAGCTGGATCCTCGATCATTGTTAGGGATTTTACTTTTCTTGCCATATAACTTTTAATTTATTTTGTAACTATAATATACGAAAAACAATGTGCTAGGACACATATTTTAATAAAACTTATTATTTAATTTTTAGAGATTTTAACTCACTTCCTTTGGCATAAGGAACTTCAATTCTAAGTAAACCATTTTCAAAATTAGCTTCTGCTTTACTTAAATCAAATTTACTATCAATCTTCCAACCTAAATTAAAAGATCTTTTAGCAATACCTCGATGATAATAATTTATTTCATCATCTTTGGCTTTGTCATAATTAACTCTGATTATATTACCTTGAATTTGAATTTCTAGGTCTTCTTTATTAATCCCAGTACAAGCAATATCAATGCCTAAACCATTAGGTTTTTCATAAACATCAATAGGGTGTGGGATTTTTTGGTTTTCAATAGGTGCATATGTAGATGCATCCTGGAAGAAATTTCGAACTAAAATGTCGAAAGGTGTAACGTGATTTTCATAAAATAATGTACTCATATCATTTAAAATTTATGCGTCCTGAGATCGCGGTTTAACAAAAATATAACAATGTGCCCTAGCTCCAATGTTAATCTATTATACATATATAACATAATAAGGAAATTTTATTTTTCCAAACTATTTCCAAGAAAAATTATTTCCCATATGTCCCCATTCAGCAGTTTTACTAAAAATAGGTTTTTTAAGATCTAAAAATTCAATAATACCATTAGGAGATAAATCATATCCTTGTATTTCCATTTTAAACCCATCTATATTAGCTGTGGATTGAATAGGTTGGTTATAACCAATAGCATATGCTAATTGAACATAAACTTCTTTAGCATTAAACATTCTTAAATAATCAACAGCAATTCTTCTAGCCATATAAGCTGCCGAGCGGTCTACTTTTGTTGCATCTTTACCACTAAAAGCACCACCGCCAAGAGGAACTCTAGGCCCATAATTATCAACTGCTAATTTTCTTCCTGTAACCCCTGCATCTGCGTCTAAACCTCCTATTTTCCAATCACCAGCAGGATTAATATGAAGAGCTTCTATTACATATCCTTTATTTTCTTCGAAAAATTTTCTAACTAATTTATTTAAATCTCTACTAGAGGCATTTTGGAATGAACAAACTACTCTAACTTTTTTACCATCTAAAGTTATTTGGGTTTTGCCATCATAAGGATATTGTTTAAAAATAAATTTATTTAATTTTCTTGCTAAATAATACTCTTGAGGCACTTTTTCACTATTTTCGTTACAAGCATACCCAATCATAATACCTTGGTCTCCAGCTCCTCCTGTATCTACTCCTTTTGCGATTTCAGGGGATTGGCTAACTATATGGGTTTGAACATCATTTATTCCAAACTTTTCTTTAATTAAGTCTTTAATTTGTTGTTCTAAAACTACATGGTAGGATTTTACTTCTCCTGTAATAAAGATTTTTCCATGGCCCCCACAAGTTTCAATAGCACATCTAGAATTAGTATCTCCTTGAAGATAAAGATCTAAAATCATATCAGAAATTCTATCACAAATTTTATCTGGGTGGAGTGGTGATACGCACTCGGCTGTTCTTATCATACTTTTATCCATTTATCGTCTGAGTCTAGTTTTACAGCAGCTACAAAAATTTGATCCCAGTATTCAGGTTCAATTAATGTTAAAAATAAAGATCCATTTTTTCTTTGATATAAGTAATAAGTATGGCCTTTTACAGGTATAAAACTAAATTCTGATTTATTAACTAATTTATTCCATTCATATAATTCTATTAACTTAACATATTCTGCTTTTAATTCAGAAAATTTGGTAGATAGATAGTGATTAACTTGAATAGTCTGTTGTACCATCCAAGATTTAGTATCTTCTAATTCTATCTTAGGGGCTGCTACACTATCACCATAAGGCATGATTGCCTTATCTTCAGCGTACATATCAGGTTTTTTATTCTCCGGGGTAGAGGGCATCTTCAGAATCAAAGAAAAATATATGAAACAATCGAGATGAATTAATATCCCACCCAAAATAAACCGGAGCAGCATGGATTAATTTTGCATCCCATATAACTAATCTATTATAAACATTACCTACAAAATCTACTTGTTGGTAAGGGGTACCATCTACCCAAGTTTCCCCATTAAATGCTTCTCCAATATTAGGTTCTCCACCTCTCAATTTTGTAGCTTTATGCTGATAAAATCCAGTACCGGCTTCAACAGGAGCATCTGGGGTTAAGTAGATAACTGCGGCATATTCTTGACTATC